TGGATGGCCTTCCACCAGTGGGAAGCCACCGACCTACGGACCCGCATGGAGATGGTTCGCAAGAGCGGACAGGAAGCCCTTGAGGTTCCCGAAGGCATGACCGCACTTGACGAGACCTCCGCCGCTGCGTTCGGTTGGAAGGCTGGCGACTTCGTGCGGCATGTCGTGGTGTCCTCTCACCTCGTCATCCGTGAAGCGTTCGTCGCCCTCCGTGCCAAGTTGGACGGGTTGCCCATCATTGGGGCTTCCAACATCAAAACCCTCAACGAGACAGGCACACAGGAACACCTCAACGCCTCCGAGGACATGCACCTAACCTTGAACCTCCACACCCTCATGGATTGGTTCGTGAGCCGTGTGTTCCCCACCCAGCGATATTGCCCTGACTGCAAGGCCGCAAAGCGCAAGGCCGTGTTCGGGAACCAGCAAGTGGCCGTTGGCAAGTGCTGCCCTCAGTGCGGCCTCCCTCGCCACATGTTGGGACGCAACGGCAACACCGGACACCTGCCCCTCATCACATCCGCCAAGGCCGGTTTGAAGGTGTATGGCGGCTGGCGAGTTGCCATGACCTCCTTCCGCATGCCGAAGCGTTCCTTCGTGGCCTTGCGCCGTGCCTCGCAGGGACTCATCCCCGTTGAGGATGCCCTTCGCACCTTGATGACCCTGCCCGTGGATGTCCGACAACAGGACAAAAAGACCACTTGGGTGAAGCACCGACTCGTCCCCGTCGTCTATGAGGTCGTCCACAGCACCGGAGGAGAACACCAACTCCTCCACGGCCTCGCCTTGGAGCCTATCCACTTGGGCGACCTGTGAGGACAGCGACAACACCACCCCCCAGTCATTGACTGCGACAACGCCCCGTCCCTCGCCAAGGCGGGGGGCGGGGCCTTTTTTCGTTACCGCAAATCCCGTTTCGATTCCTGCGGCCCCCCGTCGAAATCCAGCATGCCCATAGAGGTGCTTAGAACGCCGCTCCTGCGCCTTCGTTGGTGCTTGGGCGGCATGGGTAGCACCGAAAAATTTGCGTGCCCGTGAGGGGCGTTTATCGGCTCGTTTTCGCCATGCCTACAAAAATCGAAGCCGCCACGCAAATCCACAGTGCTTACCACCCCTAAAAATTCGCGACAAAATTTTTGAAAAAAGGGCTTTATAAACTCAACGACGCCTTACACTTCGGAAAAGACTTGAACCTTTTCTTTTGGCTCGTCCACCCGACCATTCTCCACGAGAGGATGACCGAGCATTCCAAGCCACGCCCGAATTTTGATGGCTAAATTGGTCAACTGCATGTGCCAAGGCCATCACCAAGTCGTTGTGTGGTCCAGTATCAACAATGTCTCCGCCTTTCCAAGCATGTGCTTCCAATTCTTCAAGCACTTGATTGACAACTCGTCGTGTTGCATCATCACCATAGGGGAAAACAATCTTTCCTCTTTCAAACCAAACTCTCAATCGGTTCATCAAGGCTTGCTTCAATCCTTTGTTGCTGACCTTGCTTTGGCGGTAGTCCACGGAAATACCTTTTGCCTCTAAAAGACTTTGAAACAATCGTTGAAATCCGACATCCTCAGCCGCAAGTGGCGCACTATACTTCTTGCACCATTCACCAATCATGTCTGCTTGTCTATCGGGAGAGAAATCGTTACGATGCCAAACATTTGCCACAACCAATGAGCCATCGGATTCTTGTCTAACTGCTATCAATACAGAGTAATCCTTGCCCAACCCCTGTGATGGGTCAAACCCAACCACATATTTGCCTTCGCTACGCTTTTCTTTGTCAAACACCTGTTCTAAGTCCATGTTTGCACGCGTATATTTTCTTGGATAAACGGCAGCATCATCATTGATTACCTTACACAAAAATTCCTGTGCAAACTCCAAGTCTCCTGTCACCTTTTTTTGTTCTAAAAGAAAGTCAAGTGGGCGAAACTCCGGCCAAAGCGCATACAGGTTTTCGGGGTTGTGTTTTTCCTCGTCCCAGTTTGGGATAGCAGACCATGTGCCGGTTTTCCATTCGGGGTTATCAAGCATTTCTGTGTGATAAAGGTCCATCATACTCATCGGTGTGCCGACACAAAACAAAAATGAGCCGGGGTCAAGCATAGGCATCACAACTTTACGCAACCAATGTCGCAATTGTTCGTTGTTCAATTCTTTCTTTGCGTCAAGCAACACATCGTCAAGTGCTACTACGGCGGGATGGTCGAATTGCAGAACCAACCGAGGAGCAGCGAATGACAGCCCCGTTGTTCAACCACAACTCACGCTTTCCTCCCTTCTTTGGGTCAATGTAGCGTGCCAACTCTTTGTGTGTTGTCAAATCCTTGCGAATTTCAGCCAACCTACGGACTGCTGTATCTTGTGAAGCCGAGAACAGCCATATATCCATAGGTTTGCCATTAAATTTTTCAAACAGGCACATGTGCAATAGTTTTACACCAAGAGTAGTTGATTTACTATGGCTTCTCGGTGCAATAATACAAACGCGATGAACATGCGCCCCCTTTCTGTCCGTGTAAATATCCATCCAGTCTCCGATATGCTTACCCCAAGCATAACCGAGCCATCGGTAAAAATACGAGACATCGGTTCTTGCTCGTTCAAAGGCTAATGCTGATTTTATTTGAGACATTGGGCATCACGAACATATTAACAGGCATTTTCCAAAAAATATCAACCTTTAGAGACATACATTCACTACCATGGCTTCAAAGAGCGCATGTTACAGTAAGGACAAATTCTCGTATAAGCCTTCGCTTGGGATAGGCCTTTACTTTCCCACCCACAGGAATCACAACGGACATGTTCACGCTTCATAACGAATCACCCTCATTGTTCCGCAATAGATATGTTTTTTGGTTTTTTTACACCATCGTTTATGGCTGTTGTATCGGGAAAAGCATTCGTGACCACAGTTGTTGCATTTTCTTAACTTTTTCAACTGACCATTCAATGCTGACCCTCCACGGGCGCAAAGAAGGTAGCAATCAAGCCTTTTTCTTTATCAAGCATGTGTGCAGCCAATCCAGCCTTGCTGGTAGTATAGCCTTGTCGTGCATGGTATCGGTCATGCCCCGCAAGTGAAGGCAACTGCACAATCAAACAGCCACCTTTTTCAAGAACCTGTCTGTGATGCAGGTGTCCGTGGAACCATGTGTGATGTTCGCATTCTCCCCAAAGTTGGCGTTGTTCGTTGCTCATCAAATCAACGAGATTCTTTGCACCGTCTCCGTGGATAAACCCAATGAGATTATTTCCATATTGCACATATTGGCGTGTGGATGGACTAACCATGACTTCACAATCATCAACATTTTCGTAGCAAGCGGAAAGATACATCATAAGTGCGATTGCACTCATACGGTCATGGTTTCCGGGCATAAACACTACTTTGACGGGAGCAACCTGTCTTAGCAAATCAATGTGTTCTCGTGCCAGTTGGCAACCGGTCATAAGGATTTCAGCAGGGCTACCGCACATGTCTTGCGGTGTGCCTTTGGTTGTAGTGCCAGCATCGGTATCAACATGAAACCAGTCGCTTCCAGTTGCTAAAATAATCTCTTCGGGTCGTGAAGGAAGGCGACAAAGCAACTCTTCTGTTTTTTCCATCAATCGGGTTTTGGCCTCTTCAAAGTGATAGGTTTCACCGACTTCATCAACCCACCCGTATTTGCCCCAATGAAAGTCTGTTGGGCTGATAACAAGGGAGTAATCCGTTCCATCTTCAACCATACTTACTTTTGGCGTTGTTTTTGGTGCAGCACTAACAAGTTGTTTAAACTCGTTAAGGACATAACTGTTAAACATGTCATACTTTTCCGCAGAATCTTCAATTTCTTTCCACTTTCTTCGTTCAAACTTCTCATGTAGTAAATGCTTTTTCTTTAACACTAAATCTTCAACGAGTTGTTCAACATCAGTGGTGGCTATTTCTTCGTCAGTGTAAGGAGACATATCGTGAGTCCAACCATGTCGTCGTCGGTATTCGTCAAACCATGCACGAGGAATACCAAAGTCTCGTGTGATTTCATTCATAGAGGCTGCTTTACCTACCATGTTTGAGTATGCTTCTTTCATGGACCGGTGCTTTTCTCCACTAACTGACACCATTTGGTCTGCGATTGAAAGGTATGTGTAGTAAGTATCGTTAATACTGTCATAGTGGTATGACTTATTGACATCAGCCGATTCTTGTTTCATTTCGTTTGAAACAGGTTTTTCATTTCTTTTCCACCGGTAAATTGACATCTCCCAACCCTTTACCGATTTTGTAGCATCAAGTTTATGCAAACGACGAGCATTCTCAAGATTGCTTAAGGTTTTGTCGTATTGCTGAGAAATAAGGTCATATCCATATTCCGGTTGCGCTCTCATATCTAAACGCACTACTGGACCCTTTATGAAGGTTTATCTTTCTGTTGATTTAAAATAAACAAAAAAAATAAAACGATAGACTGCAAGCATATTTCTTAATTGTTTTATTGTTTCATAGGTATGTATTGGGCCAGTGCTTATTGTTGTTACAACTTCTTCTTACCCATCTATGAAACAAAAAAAGAATTAGCAAAAAAGCACTATACCTCCACATTTATTCTTTTTGTAAAGAAATAATCAACAAAAACAAAAAATTCGCTACATTGATAAAACACGCAACATGTCCTCTTGAACATGGGTTTCTTTGATAGGTTCCGTCGGACCGCCGTGGCGCAGGAAATACCGGTGCAAAGAGTTGGTTCAAATGTTTCCCTCAGCGTAGCCGCCGGTCTCCCTAATATCTTTGAAGATACTGAAAAATTCCAAAACGATACCAATTTCAAAAACAAGTTTGACCTTTACGATAATATGGTCAAATTTGACCCCGAATTGAACGGTGGTGTTCGCAGTGTTTCTCTTACGGCAAACAACTACCGAATTGACTACACAAAGGCAAAAAACTCTGCAATCCGTAATGCTATTTCAGAAATGGTTGAAACTGTGGACTTTGACGATTTCCTCATCAACTCACTTCGTAACCTGCAAGTGTATGGTAATGACATCAATAAGTTGGTTGGCAGAACAGGGGTTGGTATTACAGCAATTCAAAGCCTCCCCATCCGACAAATCACAATCGTTGACAATCGTGGAGCAAACGGTCTGCCATTTACGGCAGACGAAAACAGCCCTATTATGAGCAACGACTTTTACATTCTCCGTGAACAGGGAATTGACCAAATGGTTTTTCCCCGAAGCGAAATTGTTCACTTGCGAACAGAGTATAAATCAAACTGGTTTGAGGATAGCAAACTACGACAGTCGTATGGTGTGTGGGGTCAGTCTCGCTTTTCGTCGCTTGAGCAAGTTATCCGTGTAAAATACAACAGTATGAACAACCGCATAGCCCTTGAGGATAGTATGACCAAGCAATTCATTACTATTGACAAATCAGCCATTGAGCATATTACTGACCCCAACGAACAAGCAGAGCGTTTGGGAATCATTATGGATGAAGTAGTGAAATTGTTTGAAGGCTTGCGTGGAGACCAAATGCCGATTCTGCCATCCTATGTCGCTTTGCACCATGTTGACCTCAACAACACTATTCCCGACAACAGTGGCTTCCTTGACATGGTAGGGGCCAATGTAGCAGCCGTTTTGCATGTTCCTCGTGTAGCAGCAGGTCAAGAACGAGGTTCAACCTTTGCTGCCACTTATAACGCAAACATGTGGGCAAACACCGCCATAAGCCGCTTACAATCAATTGTTAAACAGGGTGTCATGGAGTTGTTTTCAAAACAACTTGAGTTGAAGGGAATCAAGCATCAAATGAAAGACTTACCGGACTTTGACTTTGAACCAATTGCTGAGGAATCACCAATGGACTCTATGAAGCGTGCTGTTATGGGCTATCAAGCAGGAATCCTAACACTTAATGAGTCACTTGACATAGTGGGTATGCAACCCGCAAATGCCGGTGAATCCCGAATTGAAAAATCCTCAAAACCAACAATGGGTGAATTGCCCCGAACAAACGAACAAGGTGATTAAAAATGGCAAAAAACAACAAAGACAGCGTTAATGACCGGATGATAAAATATACTGCACTACCTGCGGTCTATCTGTGGTTAGCAGCAAGCGGAGCAGTAGTGGCTATGGGAATACTCAAGCCGGATGTTGTTCTTGAAAACATTGAAGGTTTTATCGCCCTTATCGCAATTATTGGTGGAACGGCACAACCAGCCTTCGCAACCATGCTTGAGTTGTGGAAGCAAGAGCAACAGACTGAAACAGACTTGCACCCATCAGTCATTGAGTCCCAAACCCGTGTAATGGAAGAAAGAGCCGCTCTTGAGCGACAGATGGCTCTCAAAGCCCAAGAACACAAACATACGATGGATGCCGAAGAACGCCGAGCAAGAATCCAACTGGTGTCGGAAGGTAAGGCTGTATGGAAGAAAAAGGACAAAGAGGATTAACGGTAAAAAATCTTCGTTTTTTACATGACGGGTGGCCGCATGAGTTTGCCACAGCCCAAGAAAAGGGCTATCCCAAGGTTTTTGACCTCATGTCTTATTGGATATTACACTACGATGGCGTTCCTATTGGCTACACTGGCAGTCTTGATATGGGCCACTTTATCTTTGTCGGAAACACCTTTATCCTCCCACAGTATCGGCAACATGGTTGGCATTCCTACCTTTTATCCGTAAGAAACGCTAAACTTGGTCTTAGGCCTAAAATAACAGTCTTAAATCCGATTGACGGAACAGACATGGCTAACCTTGTAAGAGTAGTCCAAAAGTTAGGTTATGGTCCAATAAGGTCATATGAAGATGTGCAAGATGTTATGTCAGAGAATCTTTATGATGAAATTCGCAACGAAAATCAACAATTGTGGCGAATGAATTAAAAGTCAAGTCATATGTCCGTGACTTATGCCCGATGTTCGTGACGGTGAATCCCGTGACGATTACATGGATAGGTGCATGGGTGACAATAAAATGAACGATGAGTTTGGAAACCCTAAACAACGAGCCGCCGTGTGCAATTCTTATTACGATGACAAAAAGGGTCAAAATGCAGAAGCAGCCGAATACCAAGGAAAAAAGGTAACGCTCAACAAACCATTCCGAACACAAGGCGGAAAGAAGAAGTTTGCTGTTTATGTTCAAAACTCAAGCGGTCGTGTGGTAATTGTTCGCTTTGGCGACCCCAACATGGAAATCAAGCGAGACGACCCTAAGCGACGAAAGGCTTTCCGTGACCGCCATAACTGCGATACGGCAACCGACAAAACAACTCCCCGATACTGGTCATGCCGTCAATGGCGTGGTGGCAAAAAGGTTGAAGCAAGCGAAGATGAATACTTACTTTACGACGAATGGATGCAAAATGAAGGTGAAATTATGGAAGAATACGAACAAATTATTGAAGGCGAAGAAGTTATTGAGGCAAAAGAAGGTGGATGTGGATGTGGATGCACAGAAGCCGTTGAAGCAAAGATGATTCGCCGTGATGTGTTTGACAATCCCGCCGAAGCCATGAACCGAGCAAAGGAAATGGGTCTTAGTGGCATTCACTCACACGAAGAAGATGGCAAGACTGTTTTTATGCCCGGTAAAACTCACGAGGAATACATGAGCAAAAATAGTGGTCGTGATGTTGAACCTAAGATGGTTAAGGACAAAGAGGCTGGCTACGGTTACGATGACGACGACGAAAAGAAAAAGGCTGGCTATGGCAAAAAAATGAAGGCTTCCGAGTGTCCTGTTGGTGAAGAAATGGTCGCTGGCTCTTGTCAACCCATCAATGTAACCATGGAAGTTTCAGTTGAATCTATTAGTGCAACTGTGGAAGCATCCACAGGCAATACTATTATGGAAATAAAAGGTGTCGCTTTCCATGAAGGATTTAACAAAAACAAGTGGGCTTTGACAAAGCGTGGCGCAGAAGCCGCCGTCAAACAAATGTTTGGAGCAGACTTGACTCTTAATCACCCCAAGGCTAAAGCCGTTGGGTTTGAGCGCAACACCGATGGTGGCGTCAACGAAGCCAATGTTGGTATTGTTGCCTCAGCCGAATTGAAAGACAAGGGCCAAGATGGATATGATGTGCGATATGTTGCTCATGTTCAACGAAGTGAATTGTTTGAGGCTTTGGAATCCGGCATGTGGTTGAAACCCGATTATGGTGTTTCAATCGGTGGCTATGGTGTTCCTATCTCAGCCAATGAAAAGGGTATGGTCTTTGATATGGACTTTACTTTTGACCATCTTGCCATCGTTCACAAGCCAGCATACCCAAGGGCAAACATTGAAACGGCAACTAAAATGGACGAGACTGTGGAGGCAAAACACGGTGGTCAGCATGGAAAACCCGGACCCAATGACCCACGAAAGACTCCCGCCAAGCCTAATGAGCGACGACGAGGTTCAAAGAAAAATCCACCCGGCTCCGCCAAGAAACCCAACAAGTCAATCGTTGTTTCTCCCGCAACTCGCAAAACTATCAGCAATAAAATGCAAGAACACAATAAGAAAAAGAAAGGAAGCCGAGCCTCTATGGGTGCGCTTCTTACTGTTTTCCGTCGTGGTGCTGGTGCTTTCTCCACAAGCCATGCCCCTAACATGTCAAGAAACGGTTGGGGTATCGCAAGAGTCAATGCCTTCCTATACCTACTACGGAATGGTCGGCCTTCTAACCCCAACTACAAGCAAGACAATGATTTACTACCCAAAGGACATCCAAGGGCAAAACGAACAGCAAGTTTGGAAGAAACCTTGATAAGTCAGACCGCATCTTGGGCAGAATACCGAAAGGGGAACGAAACCATGTCCGAAGAACATATCGTTGAAGAAAACGCTCAAGCAAGCGAGATGGAAGCACTACAAGCAGAATTGGTTCTTGCTCGTGCCGAGTTGGAAAACATGCGTGCTATGGAAGCAGCAAAGCACGAAGAAGCACGCCTTTCTCTTGTGGAAGCAGCAACCAAACTTGGAATGAAGGGACACGACGACCTGTCCTCCGAGACTCTTGAATCAATTATCGCATCTTGGGAAGCATCCCACCCTGCCGAACCCGTTGTTGAGATGAAGCCAGCCGAACCTGCTGTCGCTTCCGAGACTTCTTCCCCCGAACCTGTTTCCGAGGCAGTTGTCGCAAACTACCTTAACGGAAAAATGATTGAAACTCCCGAAACCCTATACTCCCAAGCATGGAACGCTTGGGCTGGTGCTTGGAACAAGACCCTATCGGGGTCTGAGAACAACGATGAGCGAATTCGCGCTCCAAAATACAACGAAATTTGAGGTGAAAAAATATGGTAGCATTTTCAGCAAACGACCCACGAAACGCAACTTTGAAAGACGCAAACACCGTTAGCGGTGTTGGCATCCTTCTCGCAAAAGACGGAACAGCAAACAAGGTTCAACTCGGAGCCGCAACGGATGTGCCTTTGGGCGTTTCTGCTGGCGAATCCAGCCGAGATGCCGACCTTGTGCTTGAAACTTCAGGTGCTACGGTGTCTTACTTCCCAATGGGCGGAGTCCACATGGTTGCCGCCCTCGCAGAAACTTATACTACCGGACAACTCGTGTATCTTAAGGGTGCAGGACGAGTTGGTGGAACGGCTGGCTCCGATAAGTTGGTTGGAGTCTATGTCGGTGAAGGAGAAGTCGTTGCCACTGCTGGCGACCTCATTCCCGTGAACACGAGTCAATGTGCAACCGCTTGATGAAAAAAAAGGAAGTGAAAAAATGAACAAATCCCTACACGAAATTATGAACGCCTCTGCTGCTGCTGGTCCATTTGGAACCGGTGATGCAGTCCTTGAACAAACCCTCCGAGATTTCATCCAACTACAATCCACACGGATTGCTATTGGAACACAAGTCGTTGGAACCCGAACCGTCCCTTGGCTTGAATTCAAGTGGTATACGGGAGTCCAAGGAACCTTTTCTTACCCATTGGATGACGCTGCAACCGTTGACCCAACCAAGATTGGAACGAGCAACTACACTGTGAAGTTGCAGAAGGGTCAAGGTCGCTGTGTTTTCCTTGACACCGTGCGCCTTCGTGGTGAATCCTTTGAGAACATTGACCGACAGCAACTTGCTATCGTCCGTGGTCGTGCTGATGTCATTGACAACAACATCCTATCCACCCTTCACGGTGGCGCAGGACAGACCCAAGCCGCAACCGCTACCTTCGGTAGTGCTTCGGCTGACGAAGAGTCGGACTTGCTCGCAACGATGGACTTGATTTTTGCC